GTATGGTACGAAAAAGTTAAAGTATCGAAGTTGTGATATGCCTATTGTATCGACTAAAGAGTACGAATTATCGCTACTCGACATGAATCAGAATGTTTTCCATGTGTACATAAATTCTTTTATGGATAGTGGTGGGGGTAGACGCATCGTAACGCTCAGACAACACGAGAGGGGTCTTCCTCTTACTCTCAGAAATAATTACACTGATAGTGGGGGACTTACGTCAGACACAGAGGCTCGTGATGTGCTACGTATCGAAAACGAATTTCAACGCATTAATAAGATATTGGGAGAAGGTTGGATCGTATGTCTACCGATTTACCCATTAACAGAAGAACTTATGTTACTAGAAAAACAGTCCCCAAAAGTAGGCGGCTACCTAAAAAAAAGATTAGAGGTAGTACAGTCAAGATTTCAAAAGGCGGTCACAAACGTATGAAAAAAAATGGTGGATATCGTTCTGCGTTTGAACTACAGGTGGCTAATTACCTAGCCATAAATAACGTAGAGTTTACTTACGAAGAAAAGAGAGTTGTCTTTGTTCCGAAACCTCGTACATATACGCCTGACTTTTATATCCCAGAGACAGATATTTACATTGAAGTGAAGGGTCACTTTACAAAAGATGATCGAACTAAGATGCTACTTGTAAAGGAACAGAATCCTGAACTTGATATTCGTATATTATTCGTAAATGCGAAAAACAAGATATACAAAGGTAGCAAAACAACCTACGGGGCATGGGCCGATAAACATAAGTTTGATTGGGCTGAAGGCACAGTACCTAAAGAGTGGATGAAAAAATGACAGACAAAACCATAGACTTTGAATCACAATTAGAGATGGCCTCTCTATTGCCTGATCGTCACTACATTGTTCTTAAGCCTAACGGTGAAGATAACTTTACTATGTCAGCTTACGATACTACGAAAGTTGAAGAAGACGATGAGTTCTTCGGTCCTGCTTTTATTGCACAGCACGGTCTTATTGCAATCTTGAGAGACGAAACGGACTATGTTATTGAGAAGGGGATGGAAGAGTTGGCATATCAGCACATAGCCGAATCTATCGAAGAGTTTTCTGATGATGATGATACAGAGGTTAAAAAAGTTGCACAACGTGTAAAAGAAGGTAACGTTGTAAAAGTTGATTTTGGGAGAAAGCATTGAGCACTACACAAACAGGTAACTTGTATACAGGTCATACTCGAGAAAAGTATGAGGAGTACATGATGCGTATGATGATAGAAGAGGACGCAGTAAATCACCCGCAACATTATAATCAAGCAGGTATAGAATGTATCGATGCTATTAAAGCAGCTACAGATGAAGGATTTGAGTATTACCTTCAAGGAAACATTCTTAAATACCTCTGGCGGTATCGCTACAAGAACGGGGTTGAGGACCTGAAAAAAGCCCAGTGGTATCTTGAGAAACTGATTAAAGAAACAGAAGGAAATAAAGATGAGTAATATTCTCCCAACCCCCTATCAACAATTTATTCACAAGTCACGGTATGCGCGGTGGCTTGACGATGAACAACGCCGTGAAGATTGGGACGAGACTGTTGATCGCTACATCAACTACATGACCAACCAAGTTCGCGGGAAGTATGATTACGAACTAGATGCAGAGATCATTCACTCAATTCGAGAGGCTATCTTGAATCTAGAAGTCATGCCGTCCATGAGGGCTATAATGACTGCGGGACCTGCACTTGCAAGGGATAACATCTGTGGTTATAACTGTAGCTACATTCCGGTAGACAGTCCTCGTTCGTTTGATGAGTGTATGTACATTCTTATGTGTGGTACGGGTGTAGGGTTTAGTGTCGAGCGTGAAAACGTAGACAAGTTGCCAATTATCAGCGAGAACTTTAACGAGTCTAACACCGTCATCAAGGTTACAGATTCTAAACCGGGCTGGGCAAAAGCATTCCGCGAACTTCTGGGTCTGCTGTATCAAGGTCAAGTGCCGAAGTGGGATGTCAGTGATGTACGTCCTGCAGGTGCGCGGCTGAAAACAATGGGGGGTCGTGCTTCTGGTCCACAGCCTCTTGTCGATCTGTTTAACTTCTCCGTGTCTATGTTCAAGAAGGCGGCTGGTCGCCGTCTCTATCCTATCGAAGCCCACGACTTGATGTGTAAAGTTGGTGAGGTTGTGGTCGTTGGTGGTGTTCGGCGTTCGGCCCTTATCTCGTTGTCAAACTTAAATGATGATCAGATGGCTCACGCAAAAGCGGGGCAGTGGTGGGAGAACGAGGGTCAACGTGCGCTTGCGAACAACTCTGTAGCATATAAGCACAAGCCAGAGATGGGTACGTTTATGCGTGAGTGGCTTGCCCTTTACGACTCCAAGTCTGGCGAACGTGGTATGTTCAACCGTGAAGCGGCTGACAAGCAAGTAGCCCGTAATGGAAGGCGTGAGACAGGCCACTATTGGGGAACTAACCCATGTTCTGAGATTATCCTGCGTCCCTATCAGTTTTGCAACTTGTCAGAGGTCGTGGTCAGAGCATCAGATAGTCTCGAAGATTTGAAGCGTAAGGTTCACATTGCAACAATATTGGGTACGCTCCAATCTACCTTGACAGATTTTAAATACTTGAGGAAGGTATGGAAAGACAACACAGAAGAAGAACGTTTGTTAGGTGTATCCTTGACTGGTATAATGGATCACTCCGTATTGTCAAAAACCGTAGACAGCAGAGTGTGGCTCGAAGAAATGCGAGAGGTGGCAATAGAAACAAACAAGACTATTGCGAACACGCTTGGAATCCCGCAGAGCACTGCAATCACTTGTGTAAAGCCGTCGGGTACTGTGTCACAACTGGTGGACGCTGCAAGCGGGATTCACGCTAGACATAACGACTACTACATTCGCACGGTTCGCGGCGACAACAAAGACCCGTTGACTCAATTCCTCATTGGGGAAGGCATCTACAACGAACCGGACATGATGAAGCCTGATTCTGTCACTGTGTTTTCCTTCCCTATGCAGTCGCCAGATAGAGCAGTGCTTAGAGGCGATATAACGGCCATAGAGCAGCTTGAACTGTGGAAGGTCTATGCCCTACACTGGTGTGAACACAAGCCCTCTGTAACCATCTCTGTGCGCGAAGAAGAGTGGATGGATGTTGGTGCTTGGGTCTACGAAAACTTCGATATCGCATCTGGCGTTTCGTTTCTCCCACACAGTGATCACACCTATCAGCAAGCTCCTTATCAGGATATTGAATATGAAGAGTACTTGGAGTGGAACATGCGATATGGTAGAACAAACATCGACTGGACAAAAATGACTGAGTTTGAAAAAGAAGATAACACTACAGGTTCCCGGGAACTTGCTTGTACAGCAGGGGTTTGTGAAGTTGTTGATTTGAGTGCTGGCTGATGACTGATACCTTCGAAATCAAAGTAACGGATATTGTCGAACACGAAGATGGTTCTGCAACGATGCACCTCGAGATGGACTCAGAAGCGAAGAGTCTACTCATTGAAGCGGGTATTGTTAATCTTTTAGAACAGTATTTAGAAAATACAGATGATTGAATGTAACACTTCAACTTTGGAGTGGTGGCAATGGTGGTTGCTTATTGCCATCACTACAAACACTGTAGTAAACTTAATTGTGTTCTTTAGGGGTCGCAAATTTAGGAGCGGTTAGATGATAGAAGTTCAGTTAACAGACGATATGCTACTAGCAGCCCGTGCTAAAGCTACTGAGATGGGCAGACTGAACAACTCTATCCTTCGGGGCGGTGGCAGTGTTGCTGGATTTTTAGGTGAACAGATAGCATTGAAAGTCCTCGGGGGTGAGTGGCGCAATTCTTATGACTACGACATCGTATTAGAGGACGGCAGAAGAGCAGAAGTAAAAACAAAACAAACTTCTGCCACTCCCAAACCCTTCTACGATTGTAGCATCAGCAATTTTAACACTAGACAAGACTGCGATATCTACGTTTTTACGAGAGTACTGAACGACTTTTCTAAAGGTTGGTTCTTAGGAATGCTGACGAAAGAAGAATATTTTAAAAAAGCAACGTTTTTAAAGAAGGGTGATATCGATCCTTCCAACAACTACACTGTCAAGGCAGATTGTTACAACGTACCCATTTCAGAATTGGATTACCCAAATGCCGAAGAAAATAACAGCTAATCTTTTTAGGTTCGAAGCTAATCTGCTTCGAGATGGAAACATAGAACTTATAATGAATTCACCCGACGAAAGAGAGGTAGAGAACCTTCTCGCGTCGGGTGTTTCA